AGGGTCAAGTAGTTTTGTTACATTCGCATAACATACATGGTTCGGAACCAAATAACTCAAATCGATTCCGTAGGAACTTTTTGGGTGGTTACTTAAAAAAAGGTGCAAACTTTAATAAAGGTGGGCATATGAAAAGAGAACCAATTGATTTGTATGAATTGAAAGAAAAACATTGGACTGGTTCCGATGAAATAAATTATGGTGGTTTCTAATCACAAACGAAAGGAGAGTTTAATTACTCTCCTTTTTATTTTGTATTGTAACAAAAAAAGAATATCTTTGTTACATGATATTTGTAGAAGATAAATTTGATTTTGAAAGTTTCTTAATAGAATATAGAAAGCATACTAATTTAATATACGTTAGATTATCGGATGAAGAAAAGCATGTGATGAACAATCGTATATCGTTTATTTATATCAAATCAAAAAAGAATGAGTGGGTTATAAATGTGAACAATGGTGATGGATTGGGAATTAAAGTAGAAGCATTAGAACAATTATTAGATACACCACACCCTCAGTTAATTTTTAATTACAAAGCAATTTCACAAATATTAAACTTTACTAAAGGATTTGATGTAGATTTAGCTAAATTTATTGAGTATGGTTATCACGATGTTGAGTTAGGGGATAATCAGTTAAACCAATTTTACAAATCAAAGTTTAAAGGTGAACCATATTTGAATGATAGTATTCCAATGGTTAAACAAATAGAACTTATACAACAATATGTTTCTAAGTTTTCACTTAATGTAAACAAAAATTCAATTAAATATATAGATGATGCAACAAAGGCATTTAGTTATATTGAAAGTAGTGGATTAAAGGTAGATGGGGATTACGTTTTAACCTACAATCCAGTTCATTTAACGAAAGATAATATGGTTTATACTCAATATAACCTAATGACATCTACACTCCGACCATCGAACCGATATGGTGGTGTAAACTATGCTGCACTTAAAAAGGATACCGGTGAAAGAAAAGCATTTATAAGTAGATTTGAAGGTGGTGAATTGATTAGTTGTGATTATGAAGCGTATCATCCGAGATTATTGATGGATATTATTTATCAAATGAAACTTAATTCAAAAGCAGATGTAAAAGAAATGCAATGGATTAAAGATTTCTATGGTAGTGGTTTAGATTTTTATACATGGATTGGTAATCAAATTGGTATTGATGATAGAAACGAAGTAAAACTTTTAATATTCCAAAATTTATATGGTGGGATTAGAAGTGAGTTGTTAGATATTCAATATTTTAAAGAGATACAACACCTTACTGATTTATTATCTGAAACAATTGTAAAAAATAAAGCAATATTTACACATTCATATCATATTCAGTTTGGTATTGAAAGATTAGAACCTATAACCCCAGCAAAAGTTCTTAATTATTATATTCAGGCATACGAAACCGAAAGAAATATAACAAAAATATTGAAAATAAAAGAGAAATTAGAAGGAAAACAAACAAAATTGATATTATATACTTACGATGCATTTGTATTTGATGTTTATCCGACAGAAAAACAATATTTATATAGTGATATAATACCTATATTAAAAGGTGGACATGGTAGATATCAAATAAAAACAACCACCGGTAAAAATTATGATGAACTTTAACTTAGAAAATCTTAGTGAAATTATTGATGAGGTTTTAACAGAATTTTGTGTTACATATCCAATTCCAAACTTTGATAACAAAGAACAATTACAACATTTACGTTCAGTATTAGAACAATTTGGTGCAGAAACATTTACAGATATTGAATTAATGGAAGCTATAAGTTTATCACCAAAGAAATTTACATTAGAAGCACCCAAGAAAGATGGTACTGACCCTAAGTTAGCAGCAATTTTAAAAAAGAAAGTAAAAAATGCAGATACAGGTAGAGATGTAAGCGTAGCATCAGCATTAAATTATAAAGACCAAAAAGGTAGTGGAGCAAGGTCGGCATATCACGCAGCAGCTGCAATGTTAAAAGGGGCTGGTTATAGTGAAAAAAATGTGGATATGATTGATGACCCTAATCCGGAAGAACCACAATACTATGCTAAGCAAAAACCACAAGAAAAACCAAATTCTAAAGTAGCACCACAACAAAAATCAACTAAATCAGGTCCAATTATTGATGACCCTAAATTAGCAAAAGCTACTATTAGTGCAGCAAATAAAGAATTGGCTAAGATAATCAAAGCCGGAGGAATACCTACAAAAGATGGCGTAGGAATTATAACAGCATTAACAAAGACATTAAATGGTCAAAACTTAAATGCAAAAGAAAAACAAATTGCAGCAAATTATTTAAGAGTTAAAGATAATCCAAAAGATGCAGCCGTTTATATTGTATATCCTCCAGGAAAAGCAACTAAACATATTAAAGTAAAAGTTAGTAATAAGAATTTAGATAAATTAGTTCAATACGGAAAGAGTAATTTTGGAAGTAGTAGTGCAGGTGGTGGTTCTAATGATGCACCTACCACTCCACCAGTTCCAAAGAAAGGTGTTACTGCTATGAGTATTAACCCTAATAGTGTTGATACACCAATTAAACATGATGGTAATTCATTTCAATTTGGTAATGGACAAAAAATAGAAAAAGTAAATCTACCAAAAAGAGAAGATTTGGTTAAATCTTTTATTAAAAATCAAAAGATGTCTGCGGATGAAGCAAATAAACAAGCCGATAAATTAATAATAGCAGCAGAACAAAATAATGGTGTAGTCGATTATTTTTCAAAAGGTGGTAATAACATAAAAATGATTGATTGGGGAGCTGAACCTACAACAAATGAAGGTAGAAATACTATTTTAAAAAATGTAAAAGAAAAAAGTATTAAAAAATTTGAATCTTTTTTTAGAAAAGCAAATAAAGGTCAACTAAGACCAGAAGAAGCTCAAATATTAAAATTTTATAATGATACAAAATCTCCATACGAAACTCCAAATTTTGATAAATTACCACCGGAGCAACAAAAAAAATTAAGAGATGAGTATGTTGGTAAGATAGAGCATTTAATGGAACTTATGGTAAAGAGTCCATCATTTAGACAAGGTGTTCCTGATTTTGTTGAGGTACTACGATATTCGGCGTATTTAGGACAAGGATATGAAGCATATTTACCAGCAGATAGTACATTTCAAATTTCAGACATTATAGTATTTGCACCTAGAGATATTTTAAAACAAAATACACAAGGAAAAGATTTAGCAGAACAAATAACAGGTAAAGTATCTAACATTATTGAAAGTTTAGTATTTACAGGCGGCGTATCTGAAAAATTTTTAGAAGGTGGTGCAAGTAGTGGTATTGAGAGGGTTTTACAATCTGAATTTTTTGGTGGTAAAGATGGTAAATTTAAAACAAAAGATAGAACATTGGAAATGATGAATACTTACACATTTGCATTTAGAAATAAAGATAGGTTTGCAAAACAAAATCCAAGATTAGAAGGATTTGATAAAGATTATAAAGCAGCAATTAAGGTAGGTAAAACAGAAGAAGAAGCAACCGAATATGCTAAAAAAGAAGCAAGTAAACGATGGACTAAATTATCAAAAGAAGAACAAAGTAAAAAATTAGGAGAATACGAAGATATTATAAATCAATTACCAGACGATAAGGAAATTGATAAACAAGAAAAAATGATTGAATCATATATAGATGATGCAGTTAAAAGTGGTATCATTTCTAAAGAAGAAGCATTTAAAATTAGAAAAGAAGGTCAACATCAAGGTGATTTAATTGCAGGTAAGGTTGATAAAAAAGGAGCGGGGAATTGTTTAGATAAAAAAGGAAAAGATAAATATAAAAGAATGGTTAGTTTATGGGCAAGAATGGGGGCAGCAGTAGAGCAAATTTATAATAAAGATTTAAAATATACTTTATTTAAAAATAGTAGAGAATTATTTGATGGTAAAGGTAATTTCAAAAAGAATCAATTGTTAAATAAATGTGGAATGAGTTGGAGTTATGATCCAGGAATTGCAGCAACTGCAAATGTACAAAATGGACCAAAAGGATGTATGTCATTAGCAATGAATAATCCAAATTCATCACATATTATTTCATTAGATTAGGAAAATAAAATAAATGAAGACACAATTACTTTGTACTTTTAGTACAAAAATAGATGTAGAAAATCACTTAGAATTAATTAAAAGCAATTATACATTAGCTTATAACTACATCTATGTTCTTCAAAACAAAAATATTCCAAATGAATTGTTTGTAACTTATAATGTAGTAGTAGAGAATGAACAACCAAACTTAGAAATGAAAACTATTTTGGTTCATAGAAAAAAACAAAGTAATACATTATATACAATCAATGCATTGAACAATGTTATTATGGAAGCAACCGGTGGACAATTAGATAATAAATTTGAAGTAGATTGGGAAAAATATAGAAATTGTATATTGGTTACAAATACAGAAGGTGTTAAAAAAATATACACTAGAGTATTTGATGTTATAGATTTGACAAAATAAATAGTTATGATATATTGGTTTACAGGACAACCAGGTAGTGGAAAAACTACTATGGCTAATTGGATGGAAGCACATTTAATACATAAAGTTATCACTATTGATGGTGATGATATAAGAGATGTATTTCAAAACAAAGATTATTCAGAAGAAGGTCGTAGAAAGAATATAACTAATGCACAAACATTAGCTAAATTCTTACAACACAAAGGTTACAATGTAGTGGTATCATTGGTTTCACCATATAAAGACCAAAGAGATAAATTCAAAGAAGAAATGGGTGAAAACCTAATAGAAATTTATGTTCATACATCAAATGAAAGAGGTAGAGAAAGTTTTCATGTTTCTAACTACGAAGCACCTACTGAATTTTATATTGATTTAGATACTACAAATGAAAGAGAAATAGATACTTTCAAAAAGCTTCGTAAAGATTTGGGAATATAAAAATAAAATTGTAAATTAGTTATATGAAAAGAAAATACGCAATGTTCATCGGAAGATGGCAAACTTGGCACGCAGGACACGAATGGTTAATTCGTCAACAATTAGATAAAGGAAAGGATGTTTGGGTAGCAATTAGAGATGTACCGGAAGATGAAAATAATCCTAAATCAGCATACAAAGTTATGCTGGATTTGATGGAAGAACCATTTTTTCAAGAAAACATAGATAAAATTTTACTAAGTATCATTCCTGATATTGAAAGTGTAAATTATGGTAGAGGTGTGGGATACGAGGTTATCAATCATCCACCTCCTGCTGATATTGAATTGATTAGTGGAACTAAAATTAGAAAAGGTTATATGGACACTGATGGAGATGTTATAGAATATGCCGTTGATTAAGAGACATATTGCCAAAACCATTTCATATCGTATTCTAAGTACCTTAATTGGGTTTCTTATAATGTGGTGGATAAGTGGTTCAATTAAAGTAGGTGCCGCATTTGGGGTAGCAGAATTGATTTACAAACCTATTCAATATTATCTACATGAAAGAGTATGGTACAAATGGATTAAGTACGGATTAAAAAAATAAATTATATGTCGGATATAAAAGAAGCAGTAAACGGACCAGCATATTATGGTGGTATTGATAACCCATATGAGGTAATAAAGGTATGTGAAGCATGGGGATTAGACAAAGATGCATACCTATTCAATGTAGCAAAATACATAGCAAGGGCCGGAAAGAAGGACCCAGCAAAGGAACTAGAGGATTTGAAGAAAGCAGTTTTTTATCTTGAAAGAAGGATAAAATTACTCTCTAAATAATTTGGTATTCCCAATAAATTATCTTATCTTTATTGTATAGGAATTAAGAAAATCGATATTTATACGTGAGATTAAATCGCGATAATCTTAAAACTTAAAAACAAATTTTTAAAACTTAAAAACAAAACAGCATGAACATTAATGCAATCAAGCAACGTCTTAATTCGTTGCAAAACACTTCGAAGAAAACGGACTCATTGTGGAAAACCAAACCTGGTAAGTATCAAGTTCGTATCGTACCTTACAAATTCAATAAGGAAAATCCTTTCATTGAATTGTTATTTCACTACAACATTAACAACAAAACTTATTTGAGTCCAGCTTCTTTTGGAAGACCTGACCCAATTTTAGAGTTCGCAGAAAAACTTAAGAAATTAGGTGATACTGAGAATTGGAAAGCGGGTAAGAAAATGGAGCCAAAATTAAGAACATTCGCACCAATTGTCGTAAGAGGACAAGAGAATGAGGGTGTTAAATTTTGGGGATTTGGTAAAACTGTTTATCAAGAGATTTTAGCTATCGTAGCTGATCCTGATTATGGTGATATTACCGATGAAACAAATGGTAGAGATATTGTTATTGAAATTGTAGAGGAAGCAGGTAAAACATATCCAGAAACTCGAATCAGAGTAAAACCAAATGTATCTTTATTACATGACAATTCCTCAATCGCAACTAAATTGTTAGATGAGCAAACGGATATTACTGATATCTATTCAGAATTATCGTATGCAGAATTAAAGACAGTATTAGAGAATTGGTTAAACCCAACTGCAGCGGTTGAAGAAGAAAACCCAACTCCTTCTGTTTCTCAACAAACATTAGCTCCTCAACCTAAAAAAGTTGAAGAACAATTGGTAACTAAAGATGCGGCACCTCAAATTGGTGGTTCTGGTTTAGTTAATGATTTACCTTGGGATGATGAAGATATTACTGCACCAGCACCTAAAGTAGATGTGGCAGCAGCATTTGATGACTTATTTAACTCATAATTTTTATGGCAAAAGTAGACTTAGCAAATCAAATTGCCGATAGTCTTAACAAAAAGTGGAAAGACCAAAAGGTAGCTTTCTTCTTGGATGATGATTCCGATGGAGCCCCAACCAATGTACCAGGTTGGGTTTCCACTGGGACAGCAATGTTAGACGTAGCAATTTCGAACAGACCTTATGGGGGATTACCCGTAGGAAGAATTACCGAAATCACCGGTTTAGAACAAAGTGGTAAATCACTTTTAGCAGCACACGTGTTAGCTGAAACGCAAAGACAGGGTGGGGTGGCAGTATTGATTGATACTGAAACTGCGGTAAGTAGAGAGTTCTTTGATGCAATTGGAGTAGATGTAACTAAACTATTATACGTTTCAGTAGACACAGTTGAGGATATTTTTGAAACAATTGATACAATCATTGAGCAAGTTCGTAAAGGTGATAAGGATAGATTAGTTACAATCGTAGTCGATTCAGTAGCAGCAGCATCAACTAAAAAGGAGATGGATGCTGATTATGATAAAGATGGTTACGCAACTGATAAGGCAATTATCATTTCAAAAGCAATGAGAAAGATTACAAATGTAATTGGTAGACAAAAAATCTCCGTTGTATTTACTAATCAACTTAGGCAGAAATTAGGTGTGATGTTTGGTGACCCTTGGACTACATCGGGTGGTAAAGCATTAGCATTCCACGCTTCTATTCGTATTCGTTTAAAGAATATGGGACAGATTAAAAGTGGTGAGAGAATCATTGGTATCAAAGTAAGAGCACAGGTTATTAAGAATAGATTAGGACCACCATTACGTTCAGCAGATTTTGATATATTCTTTGATAGAGGTATTGATAATTTTGGTGGATGGTTAAAGGTGATGAAAGATAACAAATTAGTTAAGCAAGGAGGTGCATGGTACGAGTATGTAGACACTGAAACTGGTGAAGTTATTAAATTCCAATCTAAAGATTTCATTCAGATGATGGGAGTTAAAGATGAATTGAGAGACCAAATTTATAGAAAGATTTGTGAATCAACAATCTTACAATATAAAAAAGAAGGAATTGATCCGGATGAAATTACATATGATAACGGAGGGCAAGAGCCTGAACCCGATATCGAAACAGAATAAAGGTTTATGAACGAAACATATAAGAAGTTACTAAACGAAGTAGAAAAAGACTATCAGCAATTAGGAAAAGAAAAAGTATTAATTGTTGATGGTCTTAATACTTTTATACGAAGCTGGACGATAAATCCTACAATGGATGATAATGGGGACCACATTGGCGGCATAGTGGGTACATTAAAAGGTATCGGATATGCTATCAGAGAATATAATGCAACTCGTTGCATAATTGTATTCGATGGTAAGGGTGGTTCAAAGAGTAGAAAGGATTTATATAGTGGTTACAAAGAGAACCGAGGTAACAATCGTTTTAGAGTGAATAGAGCCTACGCAGATTTGATGAACAAAGAAGAAGAAGGTGTATCTATGAAACGACAAATGATTGGTTTAATCGAACTACTAGAATATCTACCTGTGGAAATAATGCTATATGATAGTATTGAAGCAGATGATGTTATGGGCTATATTGCATCACAACTTTTAAAAGAGGATGAATCGGCAGTTATTATGAGTGCTGATAAAGATTTCCTACAATTAGTAAATGAAAGAGTCAAAGTTTATTCGCCGACTAAGAAAAAATTATACGATACAAATCTTGTTATATCAGAGTATGGTGTTCATCCTGCAAACTTTATGGTTTATCGCACTCTTGATGGTGATAAGTCCGATAATATTGATGGTATCGCTGGTTGTGGTCTTAAGACTATTATTAAGAGATTTCCAGAGGTGGTGGATGAAAAAGAAATTACAATAGATGGTATGTTTGAACTATGTGAGCAACGCAAAAGTGAAAATAAATTCTATGATAAGATTTTAGATGGTAGAAAACTAATTGAGAGAAATTATAAACTGATGCAATTATTCGATCCAGAAATACCTACCAATAAAAAGCTAACAATTAACGATAAATATTTGGATAATTCAGCAAAATTGGATAAATTAGGATTCATAAAGAAAGCAATGGGAATGAAAGTTATTAATTCATTTGGTGATGTTAATAGCTGGATTCAAACTACTTTCGCAAAATTACATAAATAACAATTAAAACAAACACGGAGGAAACAACCTATGAAGTGTCTTAAAAGCAACAAAACGGGAAACATTATTAGAGTAAGTGATAAAGATGCTTACAACGCAACGAGTGAATGGAAATTTATTCCTAAATCGGAGTGGAAAGAATATAAAAACCCTAAGAAAGAAACAAAAGAAAAAGAGAGTAAATAATGAACGCAGTAGATACATTAGAAAAATTTGGTGAATCATACCAATCTAAAGTCATAGCTGCATTATTATCGGATTTACCTTTTCTTAATCAAGTTTCTGAAATTACAAACAAAGATTATTTTGAAAGTGAACAAGATAAGTGGATTGTAGAATCGATATTAGATTATCAAGCAAAACAATTCGCCGCACCAACCTTAGACGTATTTAAAGTTAAGTTGGCATCTTTGGGAACTGATACTCAAAAGAAACAAATCATAGAAAGAATAAAACAAATCTATGATGTATTTGGTAGTGAAGATATGGAGTTTGTAAAAACCGAATATATTAAATTCTCAAAGTTTCAGAAATTAAAAGCCGCAATATTTCAATCAGTAGACCTAATCAAATCCGAAAAGAGTTGGGATGAGATAGGAGTTGTAGTTCAGAACGCATTAAAAGCGGGAATGGAAAACAATTTAGGGCATGATTACTATAAGGATATTGCGATGAGGATGGAAGAAACTAAAAGAAGTTCAGTACCTACCGGATGGAAACCAATCAATGATTTAATGGATGGTGGATTAGGACCAGGTGAATTAGGAGTAATTGTAGCACCGAGTGGAGTTGGTAAGACTTGGGTATTATGTAAGATAGCAGCCGATGCGGTAAGGCAAGGTTACAATGTAATGCATTATACATTAGAATTATCAGAAATCTATGCAGGTACACGATATGATACTATCATGACGGGGATTCCATCTAACGAATTGAAAGATAGAAAAGAAGAAGTAGTAGCTAAACTTAAAAACCACAAAGCAAATCTAATGGTAAAGTATTATCCACCTAGAGGAGCAAGTACAAAAACAATCAAAGCACATTTAGATAAGTACAAAGGATTCGGATTCAAACCTGATTTAATTATCATTGATTATGCAGATTTGTTAAAGCCCGTAAACAAAAGGGATAGTACATATGCGGAATTGGGTGGGGTGTATGAAGAAATCAGAGGATTGAGTGGTGAGTTAGGTGTTCCAATTTGGACAGCATCACAAACTAATCGTTCAGCAATTGATTTTGAAGTTATCCAAGCTGATTCAATTGCAGATTCTTATGCAAAAGTAATGACATCTGATTTCATTATGAGTGTAAGTAGAAAAGCAAAAGATAAGTTAAGTAATACTGCACGATTCCATGTTATGAAAAATAGATTTGGAGCAGATGGTTTAACTTTCCCTGCTAAGATGGATACTATGATTGGACAGATAGATGTATTTGAACCATTATCAGCGGATGGAGTAATGACACAGAAAGAATCTAGTAATGGTGGTAACTTAGAAAAGAAACTTTTACACAAAAAATATATAGAAAATATGGGTTAATAAGTATATAACTTGTGGAAAAAAAACTTAAAAAAAGTGGGTTTTTTTCTTTCAAAAGTCGTATCTATATATGAATATACTAATAGTTATTGGTACATTTTATACTTTTATTGAAAAAAGTTTTATTTATTAATCTTACAAAAATACAAAAAAACAATGGACATTTCGACAAGAATCCTATCAGAAATTACGGTGTACATGAAGTACGCAAAATACAAACCAGAATTAAAAAGAAGAGAGACGTGGCAGGAGTTGGTTACAAGAAATATGGATATGCATATAAAAACATATCCTCAATTAGAAGAAGAAATCAGAGAGAACTATAAGTTTGTTTATGATAAGAAAGTTTTACCTTCAATGCGTTCAATGCAGTTCGCAGGTAAACCAATTGAAATTTCTCCAAACAGAATTTACAATTGTGCATTTGCACCAATAGATGATTGGAGAGTATTTTCAGAAATTATGTTCTTACTTTTAGGTGGAACGGGTGTAGGATATTCAGTACAATCACATCATGTTGATGCATTACCTGAAATTAGAAAACCAAATGCAGATAAGACTCGTAGATTTTTAATTGGGGATTCTATTGAAGGATGGGCAGATAGTATTTCAGTATTAGTAAAATCATATTTCTTTGGTGGTTCAAAGCCAGTATTTGATTTTAGAGATATTAGAGCAAAAGGAGCTCGTTTAATTACAAGTGGTGGTAAAGCACCAGGACCTCAACCATTAAAAGAATGTTTAATTAAAATTGAAGGTATCTTTGATGCTAAAAAAGATGGTGATAAATTAAAACCAATTGAAGTTCATGATATTGTTTGTCATATTGCAGATGCAGTATTAGCAGGTGGTATTCGTAGAGCAGCATTAATTTGTTTATTCTCTGCAAGTGATGAGCAAATGATTAGTTGTAAGAGTGGTGCTTGGTGGGAAACAAATCCACAAAGAGGTAGAGCAAATAACTCAGCAGTATTAATGAGACATAAAATCACTAAAGATTACTTTATGGATTTATGGAAAAGAATTGAAGCAAGTGGAGCAGGAGAACCTGGTATCTACTTATCAAACGACAAAGATTGGGGAACTAATCCATGTTGTGAAATTGCGTTAAGACCTTTCCAATTCTGCAACTTATGTGAAGTAAATGTAAGTGATGTAGTAGACCAAAGCGATTTGAATGCAAGAGTAAAAGCAGCATCATTCATTGGAACATTGCAAGCAGGTTATACTGATTTTCATTATCTAAGACCAATTTGGCAAAGAACAACTGAAAAAGATGCATTGATTGGTGTATCTATGACTGGTATTGGTAGTGGTGCAGTTTTAAAATTGGATATGAAAGAATCTGCAAAAGTGGTTAAGACAGAAAACAGAAGGGTAGCAGAAATATTAAAAATAAATGTTTCAGCAAGAACTACAACAGTTAAACCAGCAGGAACTACATCATTAACATTAGGAACAAGTAGTGGTATTCACGCTTGGCATAATGATTACTATATTCGTAGAGTAAGAGTTGGTAAAAACGAATCAATGTATTCTCATTTATTATTGAATCATCCTGAATTAATTGAAGATGAATATTTTAGACCACATGATACCGCAGTAATTGGTATTCCACAAAAGGCACCTGATAATGCAATCTTTAGAACTGAATCTCCAATTCAATTATTAGAGAGAGTTAAGAAAGTACATGGTGAATGGATTAAACCGGGACATAGAAACGGAAATAATTCTCACAATGTATCAGCAACTATATCTATTAGAGAGCATGAATGGAAAGCAGTTGGTGAATGGATGTGGGAAAACAAAGAATTCTATAATGGTCTTTCGGTATTACCTTACGATGGTGGCACTTACATTCAAGCTCCATTTGAAGATTGTACAAAAGAAAGATATGAAGAACTATTAAAAACATTAAGTGATGTTGACTTATCTAAAGTTATTGAAACAGAAGATATGACAGACCTAAGTGGTGAGTTAGCATGTGCTGGGGGTGCGTGTGAGGTTAAGTAGATGGTACATGATGGCGTAGTTCAAAACATTATTAATGGGATATATAATCCTATTAGGACAAACAGATGAAATTAAAAAAAGAAAATGAAAAGTTATATTATTTGGAACAAGGTAAGGTGGTTTTTACTCCAGAGTATCATATGGCAAGAGGTTATTGCTGTGGTAATAAGTGCCGCCATTGTCCTTATGAACCAAAACATATAAAAGATAATACTCAATTAGAAACGTTATGGCAGAAAACCAATCAACAAAACATAAAGAATTGACAGAGAAAATTAAAGAAGAAAAGCAAAAAGAAAAAGGTCCTATTAAGTTTCAAATTCAATTGAATGAGGAACAAAAAGAGGCAAAAGATAAAATTTTAAATAACGCAATTACAATCCTAAGTGGTAAAGCTGGTAGTGGTAAAACATTATTAGCTTGCCAAATTGCATTGGATATGTTATTTAAGAAAACGGTTAGTAAAATTATTATTACAAGACCGACAGTAAGTAAAGAAGAAATTGGATTCCTACCAGGAGACCTTAGAGAAAAGATGGAACCTTGGATGCAACCAATCTATTCAAACTTCTATCTACTTTATAACAGAGAAAAAATAGATGAGATATTAACCAACGGACAAGTTGAAATTGTACCTGTTGCATTTATGAGAGGTAGAACTTTCTTAGATTCATTTGTAATTGTAGATGAAGCGCAGAACTGCACACATGAACAAATGGAAATGATTGTAAGTAGATTGGGTATTAGAAGTAAGATGGTAGTATGTGGTGATACTGCTCAGGTTGATTTAAAACAAAAAGGAGAAAGTGGATTTGGATTTTTACTTAGGGTAGCTAAAAAAGTAAAAGAGATGGCATCGATGACATTATTAGTAAATCATAGACATTCAGTAGTAGATGCCCTATTGGAAGAATATGAAGATTTTAAAAACAAAAAAAATGGTAACAGTTAAAAAATTTAGTGCAGTGTGGTGTGGTCCTTGTAGAGCACTAGCTCCGGTTATGACCGAGATTAAAGGACAATTTTCAAATGTAAAGTTTGAAGATTACGATGTGGATGATTATATTGAAGAAACACAAAAATATAATGTAACATCCGTTCCAACAATCATCATAGAAAAAAATGGTGAAGTTGTAGAAAGATTTACAGGATTAAGTTCAAAGATAGCGTATATAAATGCTATAAATGAAGCTATAAAATAATAGGTTTTATTAAATAAGTTTCGTATATTAGTTATATATGTGTGGAATAATAGGTGGTAACTGGTTTACATCTAAAGAGCAAACCTTTACCCAATTAAATAAAATAATTCATAGAGGCAGAGATGCTTCTCAGGTAGATGTTGTAGATGATTTTTATATCGGACACAACCGTCTTTCAATACAAGATTTATCGTCATCTGCAAATCAACCAATGTGGAATGACGATAAATCTGTTTGTATTGTGTACAATGGTGAGTTATGGCAGAGTGATTACACAAAAAAATTAGAGGAAAAAATTTCACTCCCTAGAAAAACAAAATCAGATACAGAAATAATTTTAAATGCATACTTACAATTTGGAGTTGAATCATTCGTTGAATTGGATGGTATGTTTTCATTTTGTATAGTTGATAGTAGAATTAATACCGCATTTGTTGTAAGAGATTATGTTGGTGAATTACCTTTATGGTATGCAATTGATAATGATGGTAAGCTAGTATTTGCATCCGAGAAAAAAGGATTACCAACTGCAGATTTATACGAAAAGCAAGTTAAAACTGTTTATCCTGGAACTTATATAGAATATAATTATAAAACATTAGATAATAGTATTAAAACATACTATACCTTACCTACTGAAATAATAAATGATGATAGAGAAACTATTATTAAAAATATAAGAGAGCAATTAGATGAAGCGGTTAAAGTAAAAATGGTTTCAGATGTTCCTATTTGTACAATTCTTAGTGGTGGTATTGATAGTGTAATTATAACTTACTTACTTTCTAAAATAAAGCCTGATATACAAGCATTTGTAGTATCAATGGGTGATGGGAATACAATAAACGATGATATTAAATACGCAAGAATTGCAGCTAAAGAATTTAATGTAAAACTACATGAAATTATATTAACCGAAGATGAAGTTATAAATGCAATTGATGAAACACTATATGTTATTGAACAAGACCGTTGGCAAAACTTAGGTAGTGCAATTGCTCAAGTTGCATTAGGAAAAAAGATAGATGAGTTGGGATTCAAAGTAGTATTCAGCGGAGATTTATCAGATGAGATTTGGGGAAGTTATGGTCACATTCAAGCCTTTCATTATAAACCCGAAGATTATGATAAGGCAAGAAGGAAGTTAGTAGAGGATGTGCATAAAACAAATTTCTTAACTACTAATCAATCTATAATGTGGGGTGGGACAGTTGAAGTTCGTACACCATATAGTTGGAGACCATTTGTAGAATATAGTTTAAACATTCCACCATTATATCAGAAAGAAAAAGGACATATGAAACCACTTTTAAGAGCAGCTTTTAGTGGCGAAATTAGTGATGAACTACTTTGGAGACCTAAAGTTTTCTTTGCAAAGGGTGCAAGGACGGGTGAATTGATAGAAAATCGTAAGGATATTTTGAAATCTAAACTAAAAGAGTTATATTTGTATAAAGACACTCTAAACCTAAATAAATTTTTTGAATATGCTTAACTTTGTAAAAGCAGAAAGAGGTACAAATGAAATGATTGTAGCTACAAATCAAGCTATGGCAATTATAGATTTGTATCCAGAAATATTTCCGCACTTATATAAACAAGGATATAAACTTGAAAAATATATTAAGAAAGGTAATATGATATTACAAGATGGGGTTGTAATTACATTCAGTAAATACAAAGGACATGGTAAAATGAGTAGAAATGCAACCACCTATAAAAAAAGTGGTGATTTTATTTTACATCAAATTGCAAATATTGACCAACATAATGGAAACGCTAAAAAAGTTTTATTTGAATTTATAGATTATTGTAAATCACAATATGCAGAAAATTTATTTCTGACAGTTAGAAAATACAATGATAAAGCAGTTAATTTTTATTATAGAAATGGATTTGTAAAAGATTCAGATATAGTTTGGACAAGTAAAAAAGATGGCATCATCCCTGGAATAGTTTTTAGATTAAGACTAGTTGCAGACAAAAATATAGAAACAATATGTATTTAGATTATTTCGACCAGTTTAAAAATATGAAACCATATCTGCACATTAACGCAGAACAATGGAAGCATATCCAATCCACATTTGAGAAAGCAGATGTGTGTGAATCCTTAGCAAAATTAGCTATGGAATATCCACTACCTTATCAAGAAATTAGTGAGGATGATGCACGTAAAGAATATTTGGCATTAAAAAAGACGAGATGGAATGAATTATTAAAAGATGATGAGTGGTTTATTCGTAAAGCAGGTGATAGTAGATTTGGATTAGGTATAGAAGGTAAACAATTATATTTCAGACGAGTTAATACAGGAAATCAGGCATCAAACTATTTTCAACAAGCAAATAGATGGGGTGTAGATGGAACGGTATCTCCTGGACCGGATAGAACTTGGAGAACATATGAATTTATGGTTACTCTAATGGGTGCAATGTACACATTAAAGTTTGATGAAATTAATAGAGGAACATTAAGAGTAGCATTATCTTTACGAAAATATATTTGTTCTCAGTTCAAACCAAACGTAGCAAAAGCATTATACGATTACTTTAAAGCAGAAACTATTTTAGATTTTGCAGCAGGTTGGGGTGATAGAATGTGTGGTTTCTATGCGAGTGAAACTGGAAAACATTATGTAGGTATTGACCCTCGCAAAGAAAACCATCCTATTTATAGACAACAGGCGGAATTCTATGAAAAAAATAATGGATTCTTTGAGGTGGAAAAGAAAGCTGATTTTGTGGAGAGTCCAGCTGAAGATTTTGACTATGCTGGATATGATAATTATTTCGATATTGCTTTTACGAGTCCTCCTTATTTTAGTGTGGAACGTTACTCATATGATGATACACAAAGTTGGGTTAGATATAAAACAATTGATGCGTGGAATGAACAATTCTTACACAAAGCATTAGGAAAGATTTGGAAAACACTTAAAAAAGGTGGGGTTCTAATTGTAAATATTGCAGATGTATATGCTAGTTCAAAAGGAACGGATAAAGGGTATAGAGCAATTACTACTCCTATGAACGAATACCTTGAGAAACAAGAGAGTGCAGAATACTTAGGGTGTATGGGCATGGAAATGGCAAAAAGACCTGGTAGTGCAGGTGCTGGTGCAATCATAGAGGGTGATGAGAGTAGATATACGGATGAAGCATTAGCAAAAGCAGCGGAAGCAGGTGATAAAACATTTTGTGAACCAATGTGGGTGTGGAGAAAAAATTAATAAAATAAAATTTAAATAAATGTTACATAAAGAACAATACAAATTATATTCGCCGGCACATGGTAGTGAGTTTCCTTCGGAGAAATATATTTCAGAAAAGACAGGTAAGGCTATTAATTCAGCATACTTTTCAAATAATGTAATATTTGATGATAGTGTTATTCCATATCTTAAAGAGAAAGGATTAAAGTGTATACATGAAAGACGTACTTATTTTGAACCAACTGATTATAGTATTACTGCAGTATATGAATATGAACACAATACTGATTTAATAGTAATAGGATTTTCAAATAGGAATGACCAATATCCTGGTGAAGATGTTGATGATGATGAAGCAATTTTGAAAGCAAAACAAGCACCTTTGAAATTATGGATTCAATCAACCTGTGAATTATCGTTAGTGTTTGAAATATTTCCTGAGTTGAATAATTTTGCTAAGAAGGATATGAAAGGTAAGATTCATTTATTGAAATCTACATCATACGGATTTGAAACTGAAGCATTTGATTTGGGTAAACCTACAATTGATTTGGATTTGAATTATGGAACTGGTTTTAGTGATATGCATAATAATATTGTGAACACTATACAAGGTAACAATGATAATAATGCAAAGTTAGTTTTATTGCACGGATTAGCTGGGACAGGCAAAACAACTTATTTGAAATACTTAGCACATGAATTAGGAAAGAAGGTTTTATTTTTACCACCTGTTATGGCAGAGAGTATTGTTAATCCAGATTTTGTTCCTTTCTTAATGGAGAACAAAGATTGTGTGTTAATTATTGAGGATGCTGAGAAAGTAATTGGGGACAGACAAAATAGTGGTAGTTCAGTTGGGGTATCTAATCTATTGAATTTAAGTGATGGTATATTAGGTGATATCTTAAACATTTATATAATAGCAACTTTCAATATGGATAAAGAAAAGATTGATAGTGCATTATTAAGAAAGGGTAGATTGATTGCTGAACACAAATTTGGTAAGTTATCTTTTGAAGATACTAAAACTTTGTTAAAGAAGTTGAATAAACAAACGGAAGCTAAGGAAGGATTAACATTAGCGGAGATTTATAACATTGATAACCAACAAGATAAGAGTAAAGAGGAAAGAGCAACAATTGGTTTTACAAGATATTAATATATATAACTGATTGATTATCAGCAAATTATATAAAATTATCCATAAAATTTGGTAGATTAAATAAATTGTTGTATCTTTAATTAAGTTCATTGAAATAATGGGGATGCTATGGAATTGATTGCAATGTAAATGGTAGTACCACACGTAGAGGTAAGTGATAGTAACTCTTTAAACCTGCACAAAACAATAACTGACGAAAAGTCAACAATGACTTACAATGACCTTATGGCATTCGTAGGTATGGATTACGCTGTAGCAGCCTAACCAATCCCGTACACATCATGGGACTTTAAATAGAATGTGAAACCAATGTGGCATAGGAGCCGAATCGAACTCCTATCACCGTCAGATAACGCGGTGTGAGAATGTTATATAGGTGTTCATTCCAAATAATGAAATAAACGTGTGATTGCTGGTATTATTAGTTCTTTGTAAGACACGAGTTCGAGTCTCGTCATCTCCACAAATATCGCGATGTAGTAGCAGAGGTAGCTCGCTAGGCTCATAACCTAGAGGTCGGAAGTTCGAATCTTCCCATCGCAACAAATGTTAGGGTTGAAGCCATCAACTAATAAAACCGATTGAGTGAGGCACGCAGTGCTGAAGAAAGCCGGACACCTTAACAAAATAAAAAACCCAAAGAAATTTGGTAGATTGAAAACTTTGATGTATCTTTAATTTATAAGATTGAAACTTATAGGTGATGAAAGATACTCGGTATTCAATCTTAGGAAAAAAAAAGTTTTAAAATATTTGGTAGTTTGGAAAAATTATTGTATATTTATAAAACAATGGGGTAACACTCATAGAAGTTCTTTAAATTATTAAAATCTTTACATAGTAGACTTGTTCTACATAGTAAATACCGGCCGCATATGGTCGTTAAATAAACTTGGAAACAAGGATAAAGTGGGTGTATTAAGTGATACATCTGCGGTTACTTTCCCCGTAAGGAGAGACTAACTCAAGTATGCAAGTGGGATATTATTTAGGCTTTGTACGAAAGGGTAACACTATATCGGAACAGTCAGAATAATTGGGGTATTATAGATACTCTAATTGAGGTGGGAACACCAATAAGAATAACCCATAGAATATCAGTAAGAAATGTAGACTTAATCCCTCTGCATCATTGCGGTATTCATTATCAGAGTGGTCTTAACATCAAACCATCCGAAAGGACGTAAGATAAGACTGTGTACAGGTGGTGCTGTTACTATCCTTTGAACTAGTTTACCAAAACTACTCAATGAAGATGACTCAAAATAACGCAGTAGGGATATTGCATCGGGTAGTTTAGTATTCTCTCGACCAAAAATTGGGGGAGCTAGTGGTAAACCACTACCTGAATAATTCTATAAACTAAAACTCAATTTTTACTTCGGTGTAAAAACTACAATTTAAAAATTAAGCTTAAGTGTTTACCAGTTGCAGATGAAAGGTGTGTACATAGTTAAGAGCTGTTCTTAGCCACGATACTTCCGCAAGAAGTCTGTGATTCTATCGAAAGGTTTCTAATTCCGCAAGAATTAATTAGGCTGCGAGGCTTGAAGAAAATAAGTAAGTAGAGAGTAATCGGCAACTTATAGACTGATAGTCTTAAATCATCCACATTGAATTGGTACTACTCAAAAGGTAGTGGAAACGGGAGGA